CTGTATACATTGTTGCCATATAGAGTTGTTCCGCTAATACCTAGCGCAATTCCTGCGTCAGTATCTGCCTGTAAATTCCAATCTTCTGGTTTTAATGATGTTTCAACCCATTCGTAGATGTCAATGCTTGCGCCAGGGAATAAGGTGCTCCAGTTACTATTTCTATAAACAGCATCGTCATCGTGGCTGTCTAAGAATTTTGCGGAGCGTAAATCCCACCATAGCATTCCAACCTGATCGTTGCTCCACGCCATGCCGTCATCAGTTTTTACCGAGCTGTCAACTTCTAAACCATTTAATGGTGCGCAGTACGTTGCCGGATCATAGAATGTTTTAAATTTAATTTCTTGTTCAGCAATGCCTGGAATCTTTCCTTGGACAGGATCAATTACATCAAGATATGTAATTAATTTATTTGTTACTTTGTTATACAAGAACGCAGATTTAATCTTTGTTAAATCTAACTTATCAATTTCTTTATGTAAAATAGACCAGCTGTATGTATTTTCAGTCTTGCTGTATTCATATACTTTACCAGCATACTTTGTTCTGTCTAATGCGTTTGGTGCTGACACAAAAATATGATTGGATCCAGTTACTACGCTTGCTCCAAAATAATCAGAGCCAGTGTTAGACATTGGTAGGCTTTCGCTGAATATCCAGTTGTTTGCGTAACGATCGTAGACATCAACTCGACCACTATTAAAGTTCTTTGATACAATAGATGTTAGACTATCGTCGAATGTAGTAGTACCTTGATCAAACATTGTTGAAACAAATGTATCTGCCGCTGAACTATAAACTACAATAGTTTTATAGTCGTTCATAAAAGATATTTTACTACCAAAGTAGCCTGCGGCCTCTGGACGAATATTTCTAAGAGATTGATACGCTACATATCCAGTATTGGTCAAATTATAAACAGTAACCGCACCTTGATCAATCTTAGCACCATCTGCTAGTATAGATGAAATAGCAATGTATTCCCCAGTGTCAGATACAGTTACACTAATTCCAAACATCGCATCTGGTCCATAGATTACTTGTGTCTGAGCATATAACGATGTTTCAGAATCATATTTTTGTACTTGAACAAATTTCTCGCCGGGCGCTGCCACTACAACAGTCTTTGAATCAATGCTGACGTCAATTGCTTGTCCGTAGTTTGCGTCAGGAATAGACCCTTGACCAAACACATCCTCAGCATACGCCCATTCAGTAACTACAAATGACAGTCTTCCTGAAGGATCAGTATCTGGTACGTCACTCAACGTAACAACTGTAGGGCTTAATATTTCAGCAACTACTTGGCCGCTAGTAAACCCAGTTCCGACAACTGCCATTCCTACTTCGATTGTCCCCGATGGAACAGTAATTTTAATAGTAGCGTCACTACTACCAATTGGATTGTACAGCGCAGACGCATATTGAATCGCTTTATAATTTAACTGGTACACTCTACCAGCATTGTTATTGTATCCTGCAGCAGTAATAAACAAGACGTTATCACCAAATGCTAGATGTGAACCAAATAATTCATTATCTACTGGCGTTGGGCTCGCGAATGTACAAACTGTAGAGTATAGGTTAGTGTCGTCTTTCTTGTACAACGTAACCACACCTTGTCTATACAATTCTGATGGCACTCCAGATCGATCAATTCTATTAAGTTGTCCGTCAACTAATGAATTAGATGCGTTACTTGCTGTTGGAGATCCGACTGCTAACCAAGTGCCGTCTGTAGACATTGCTAGTACATCGGAGAAATAAACTTTACTCCAGTATGTTAAGTTGTCCGCTGGGAGTTGTCCCATAGGTACTGAAGATACTGCTTCGTACCAAGCCGTGCCATACGATACTACTCGACCTTCTAAATACGTTGCCGTAGATGACCAAGCCGTTGTATCAACAGATATGAATGGTTTAGTAATTCGTTGAGTTTGCGACCATGGAAGTCCCGGTACTGGTTTACTATAAACATAGATATCACCAATTGATGATGTAATCGACGCAAGATTACCTTCTTTGTTCATAGCCATAGCTTTACCAAACTCTAAACCAGTAGATGGCTGATAGCTAGTAATTTGACTAGTTTCAAATATTTTGTTAAATTGCCAAGTGCCCCATTTGCCGTTGCCAGAGTCATCAACCCACATTAGATCACCGTTAATTGGCTCTTCAGTGATTGTTTCGTCTGCTCGGTCAATTGCTAAAACAGTAGTAGACCCAACTTTTTTATTTTTAATTCGTTGTGACTTAAGAGCAAATACAGGAACAATTAACGTATTGTTAAATTCAACAAATGATTCTAGAGTAGCAGTTAGTACAAGAAAATTTAAGTCATTACGCTTAACTTTATAAAACCCCTTGAATGGAATTTGTTCAACTCCGGCAAGACTCTTATCACCTTCAATACCAATATAAGACCCGATAGTAAACGATACAAGTCTATCTGTTTCTAAAACTAATTCGTTTAAGGTGCCATCATAAGTAACATTCAATACGTTAATGTTTGTAGGAACATACTTATAAACGTTCCACTCACGGCCTTCAAATCCGCACCAAACATAATCACCGTTGTTGATCAAATCAATATCTTGACTAGTAATATCGTCAATTGTTTTTAAAACTGCGCTTACTTCATTAGATCGAACATACCCAGGTGTTCGTAGGTACGGATTGTAATTCTTTACAACCGGCCAAGGTGTATTCTTATAACCTAGCGGTTTTAAGTAAATGTCATTCGGTGTTTGGCGAATAATAAAATCAATTACATTTGTATCAACATTATTAACTAACTCAAATCCTTGAGGATTGTTTTTAAACAAAGATTCATCAAGTAAAAATTCAATATTTTCAAAAGCAGAGCTAGCACCGTATTGACCAACACGTACTGCCCATTCTTCGTCAAATACTAAACTTTCTTTACCGTCAGCACTCAGTACATCAAACAATTTGTTTAAACTGTTTTGTGTACCTTTCTCAATAATCATACCTTGGTAGAATTTAAATTCACTAACATCATCTTTAATGATGTTTTCAAGGTATTGACGCTTTTGATATCCAATTAAATGCTGTGCTACCTTCTGTTGGCCAATGTCAAAGTTATCACTGTCTAGGCTATAAAAGTCTTCAAACTGTGCAGCTTTATATGTCCAGTTAGGGATAAGACGTGAAGATGGCTTTTCGTCTAACTTCACCCAATCGGTTGAATTAAATTCTTCAGTGCCAGGTGTAAATTTCTTAGCACTATAATAAAATTCTTTATACTTAACAATGTCACCAAGCGCATAATCAGTCCAGTGATTCCAGAATACAATCGTAGCTTGGTCAAAAATGAAGCCTGGAGAATTAAAGGCACCGTACCAATCTGTACTGATATAACCAGATACTTTAATACGCTCTTGACGATATCCGCTTGGCGGGTTGTAAATCGTATCGTTAAACATAGTAGTATTCTTTAAAATAACTACTTGTTCTTTTTGTACTAGATAGAAGCTTGCTCCAAAGATACCTTCAGCGGTCGCAGGAGCATAGCTTACAGAATTCTCTTCTCTGTAAGAATTTAAAAAGTTAGGCTGCATCGGTGTGCCGTCAACTTTAAAAATTTCATATTCGTTAAATGAATTTTTAATGTCGTCAACGACAGTATACGGAACACTGAATGTCAACTTACTAGCGGAAGGACTTAGTGACAATACTGCGCTGCCAACTGTGCTCAATCCTTCTAACTTTGTATAGTCATCTTCGATAAACTCATCTTCTGATACAGATTTACGCACTGCTTGGTAGTAATCACCATTATATCTAACAATTTCTTGATATTCTGTAATACTGTTTGGAAGCCAATCTTTCCACTTGTCCTGACCGCTAGACCAATTCTGCGTTGTCCAGAACAAGAATTCTTTAGCACTTGTTTCCCAGTTAGTAATTGAAGCAAGTGTATTATTAAAGTCATCAAAGATAAATCCTTGGCCTTTTAACCACTCGCCGTAACCAGTAATGAAGTCAACAACTTCTTGGATTGTTCTAAACTTAGTGCCGTAAGGTACTACTAATTCTTCATCAGTGTCCCATCCTGTTCTAAAAGTTGCTTCAGCACCGCCAATGATCGGCAACGCTCCTAGAGTCTCATAATATTGCTGATTAAAAATTGCGGTGGATGTATGAGTTACTTTCACTCTATAGTATCTATTACTATATTTTACAATCTTCCCAGACACATATTGTTCACTACTTGTCCATACTGCGTAACTTTCAGAAATGCCGCCAATGTTGACAGTAGGGCCGTTCTTTATGTAAGGATAGTATTTAAAGTATGGCTGTGTTCTGCTATAACCTTTAACTTCGTATCCGTCTTGTAATTTTGTAACAATAATACCACTGTATGTAATACGCTTTACAGGAGAGCTAGTGTTTAAAATTATATCGTAATCTTCTTTTGGAACAAACACACTACCAGTTGCTGTCGGAGTTTTGCTGTCAAGTAATAGATTAAATTTTTCTTTGCTAGTAAATGCCGCAAGGCGATAGCTTAAATGCATTCCTAGATTTTTTAAATTATATGAATACTCATCGTACGATTTTAAGTTGTCGCTAAGGATATAATCAACAATATAGTTAATTACGCCAGCAGTCTGTACACGGGTGTTGTTTGTGTAGATGCTTGGTAACACTACATCTTGAGGGCGAATACGTAGACCTGTTTCTTTATAGACTAACTGCCCTGTTAAATTTCTAATGATTCTAGAACGATCTAATAGCACACCAAATGTCTTAGATGGTGATAATAGCATAGCTGTAATTAAAAAGCTAAATGGGTAGTAGCTACCACGACGCCATGCGGCTTCGACTGGGCTAACATCTCCGAATACAAAGTCGTTACTAACTGATACAGTGTTTGGACCGTTAACTAAGTTCGCAAAAATTGGACCAATAATATCTCCGTTTTCGTCAACAGGAATACTGTTAACTAAGAATGGACGAATATATTTTTCTAACTGAACCACTGGCATTCCAGGTTCTTTAACTAGACCAAGACTTAGATCTTCCCATAAAATTAAATTATCACGAGTATACGGAGCAGGGCCATACACGCTAGTCCACCATGCTGGCTCTTCGCTGAAGCCTAGCATTTCCCACGGACATAGGTTAGGGCGATCAGTATCAAACATCCAACGATAGATACCTCTCCAGTATCCTGGAACGTTTCTTCCGTCAGGCGCAGATTTACCTGTATAGTTATAAGTTAAGCTGTTGGCACGATCATAACTTAACGGCTTGCTAAAATCTCTGTCAATTAATCTAGTCCATTTATAAAACTGTGAAGCCATTACTTCATTAAATTCTGTTAGACTATAATCAGTTGTTCTAACATAACTTGGATTAAAATCATTAATATCAAATATTGAAGGATCGTATTCAACCTTAATGTTATTATAAATGCGCTTTTCTAATTCTAAAATTAATTCATCTCGATAATCGCCATATGCTAAAACTTGGCTACCATCATGGCCTTGAATCATTGTTCTAGGAGTAACGAGACTTGTATCAAGATAAATCTTAGGAGCATACTTTGGCCAGATTCCTAACTTAGTAGGAGTCTGAGGAATGTAGCATCCATCGGTATTTTCATACTCATATATCTCAATACTGTCATCATTTTCAAGAGCTGCACTAACAACAATAAATCCTTGACTGTCAAAAGTGTAGTCTCTGCCGTGTAGAATTTGAACACCATTTAGATATACATATACTGCTTGATTTGACAAATCTGCTAATCCGAATACGGTTGCTAGAGGATATGTTTTTATTCTGTAATCAATTACATTAAACTTGTTATATACAGTGGCGCCATATCCCACCATATCACTAAAATAATATGGCAATGAGGTTGGCTTATCTTTATTGATTGCTTGTAAAATTAAATTAACTTGAGTTACTACGTCTGTAGAATACTCAGCTAACGTATCAATAACTGAGATAAAGTTTCTTTTAAATTTATTATAATCGTTCTTAGATGCTTCGATTGCTCTAATAATATTATTTTCTTGATTAGTAATATGATATAAAGACAATCCCATTGGGCCGCTGTGCTGTACAAACTTAGTACCAAAGCCAGTAACATTTCCTAGGTCTCTAAGATTGCCTGCGCCCGGATATTGTCCAACAAATTCGTCAGCATTATCAACAATAGAACTCACGTGGTCAATCACTTCACCAAGTGTGAAGTCAACAATCGCATCGTTCAATGGATTGTTTTGTAAGCTAATTGGTACATCGTAATGGCCGTTAGTATTAATCGGTTGCGCTGAAAACGCTTTAATAGTCAATACATCGTCAACTGTAATATCAGTAGTCAACACTAACTTTTTATACACAGGTCCCGATACTACAGTCCATAATGACTTGTCTAGTCGTATACCGTTAACATAAACTCTTACTACTAAATCATCTAGGTTATCTTTATCATCAAACAAATCAATTTCAAAATTATTAAGTTTGTTTGTATTTTTGTAAATTCGTAAAGCAGGCTGTACACGAACTTCATCAGATTTTTTCCAGCCGTTGACAAAACTTACTAGACGAGTGGTTGGAGAAATCTTTGAAAGGAATCCAACATCAATTGCCTTATCGATAACATCTGCTACTTGTTTGTAACGGAATTTATCAGTGAGGACGTTAAAGTTAAAAACAATATCACCAATGTTACTAATGTTTTTGTAAGACAGCGAGAACCCTAAAGTAGTATCTACCGTGCCAGAACCAATCTTATAAGAAAATAGTTTAGTTCCAATAAAGTTAGAACCTTCATACACTGTATTATCACCAAAGCTAACGTTGTTTTCATCAACAACATCAAATAGTGGCGACTGGTTTAACTTAGTTTTTTGTTGTCCTAATTTCCAATTTGTGCCATCGTACCAATAAGAATTTCCTTGGCCACTAAGCCCTTGCTTAATGAGTACAACATCATTCTCTGTTGGTTCAGTTTCTAATACAAGGTGAATTTGACGACTACCAGTATTTTGATGAAGTACATCAATAAACTCTACTCTAAAGATTTTATCTTTAACAAAGCTATCAGTATCAGCTGTAAATAATATACGCTGACCGTTAACTAACGCAACTCCATCAATATTGTATCCAAACGCTCCTTCAATTGTAGAGAATACGTCAGTAGTAAACGTATCAATCAAATCAATATCAGGAATTGATTGTAGACCAAAATTAAACAGACGAAGGCCGGCTTCAAATTCTATAATAGGTCTAACTGCTCTAGCAGTTTGATCTAGTTCTGGTACCTTTTTATTTTGTTCTGCGCTTACGTTAACAACATCTTTGTGGAACCATCTATTATATCGAGTCCATGGATTTTTATCAACGCTGGCTCGATTAATAAGAATATAATCAGCCGTACCAGCAAAGGCAGTAGCATCGCTAAACGGCATCTTATCAAACGGAGTAGAATCAAATAAGATTGATTCAGATTGAGTATACGGGCTAATTAATGATAACTCAGATTCTTTAATTAGAATAATAGCAGTGCCTACACCTTCAACATAATATTCGCCTGACGAATACATTTCTGGTAGTACAGTTCCTACAAAACTAATTTTCATACCGTTACTAAGTTTAGTACCGTCAGCTAGGCTGTAATCTTTTTTTCCTATTAATTCGTCTTCAACATTAATCTTTGAGTTCTCGGTTATGTCAAAAATCTGAAATACTCCGCCAAGGTCAATGTCCGATTCACTAACATAGTATAACACATCGGGAGCATCTGACGGTACAGTAAATGTAATTGTTCCATCTTCCATGGCGAAGCCATCAAGACCAAATGTCTTATAACGATCTAAATCTCCAGTGGATCTTACAGTTTTTATACTGAACGGATTACCTGGACTAGTAATATCAAATTTATATGTTTGCCCTTTAAATAATTTAATAGTTGGGTTTCTTGTAAGACCGTCTGGGCTGAATAGATAGGCAAAGCTATCGCCTTGCGATTCTGAAACTACAGTGAATGTACTGTTAATCTTTTGCTGTTCGCCGGCAATCTTAATTACATCTGGGCCAAATGGTAACCAGTAATAATTCTGAAAGTTAACAAACTTATCCCAGTCAATATGCGGATCCCATGAGTAGAACTCTTGTTTGTTTAGACGTGAATGGTTACTAACATTAGAATTGAATACACTTAATTGGTTAATATAATCTTGATAATCTTTAAAAAATGTAACATTGTCTAACTCGTCACGTACTACCATTCCAGGTTCTAGTTGATAATTTTGTCGAGTGTTATTAATTTCTTTAATAAAAATATCGTTGCCATCACTAGCTTTAGCATTCTGACGTCCTACATACCCGTTAATTTTTTCAACCGTGCCGGGCTGTACTAGCTGATCAAGTGTAGCTTGAGTAAACTTCTTGTTTGCTTCTGTTCTATAAAATCTTGGAAGAAAGTTAGAAGTTTTATTTTTATTTGGGTTGATATTATCAGCCATTTGTTGATCCGTATGTTGAACTTGTTATTGTTTGTTGAGAAGACGTAGTAGATGCTACTGTAGTATTACTGATCGATTTAATCGAGCTCGATGTAATTCCTGTAATAATTTCGATATCGTCAACTGTTGCGCCATTAATAAAAATTTGATCGTTTGCTGATTTAATTTCAAACAAACTACCAAAGTTTAATCCTGATTGCCTTGGTACAATTACAAAATTAGAAATATAAGGAGCAACTTGATTTACAACGTAGGTTGCTAATTCTGTAAAATAAAATGTATCTCCAAATTCCCAATTTTCTAAAGCAAAAAATTGATTAATTGAAGTTATGACTCTTGCTTTAATGTCGTTATCTGTTAACACTTGACCGCTGTTTTTAACAATTTTAAAACTTGCTTGAACGTCTTCATCAGCTGTTGAACCAAATAAAATCTTATAGCTAACAGGATGGTAGATTATTTCATCACTAATAGACTTGATTAAATTCAATGATGAAGATACTGTATTGTACAGTTCGTCTGAACTAGGTGCTAACGGCTTAGTAATGTTTGCTCCGCTTAACCATTGTCTAAAAGATGTGTCATAACTCTTTGTTAAAATAAAGACATCCATAATGTTACTTGAACCAGGGTCAACTCTTGATTCATAATCAGCACTATGAGTATATTGGAATTTTAAATTATCTCTGCCAACTAAGACTTTATAATCTAAACTCACTGTTAATCTGCCAGCATTTTTGTTTAACTGTTTAACAACGCCAGAGTCAATAAAATAAAAATATTGTCCGTCAGTATATGTACTATATGAGTTTGGATCAGTTGCTAAAATTAAAACTTTATCATCATCGTTAGAAACGTATTTGTAATCTTCTTGCCCTTGGCTAATTAGATACTTCTGTTGTAAAATATATTTCTTTTTATTTACAATATTTGTGTTTGTTGGATCAACAATGTTGATAAACAATTCAGGATCATCAACAACACTATTATCGTCAGAGTCAGCAAAAGCAACTATTAATTTCTTTGTATCAACATATCCGTCTAAGCCAATAAATTCAGACACTACATCCCACACTAAGTTTCGTGTAAACGGAGTAATCGTACCAGGACGAGTATTAATACTTAAAATATTAATATTATCTTTGACTACAGTATTTGATCTGCTGTCATATATCTTATTGTTATTATCAAAGTAGAATCTAACTTGCTGATTACTTTCAAAGATATAACGTTGTTCGCGACTAGTAATTGTATAATATTCGTTATCAGTCGTAAACAACATCAACCAACTAGAATCTTGTTGCTTGTTAGTAAGGTCACCTTGTTTGCCAAGACTAAACGCAGACACAGTATCAAGGTTAGATTCAAATACAATCTGCCATGTTTGAGTTAAACTGCTATATCTTAGACCAAATGGTTTGTTAGCAAAGATTAATTCAATCATTGAAGTAATAATATTGCTTTCAATAACAGTACGCCACTTTGGTAACAACTGAGTAATAATAGCATCTGTTGGCACATTGCGATTTAGCACAATAGGACCAAAGCCAGTTGTTAGTATACCATCGCCTGCGGCAGTACCGTCGTCTACTACGCTAACAACTTCTGCCCATAGATATAAGGCAGCGCCTGATGGTAATGTAGTTGTTGGATCAATTAGTACCTGGGTGTTTGCGTTAGTCGTATCAAAGTAATATCCGGCACGTGGAATAAACTTAGCCAGTGCGCCTGGAGTAAAATATTTCAAATCTGTAGAAGTATACGATCCAACTTTATAAAGAGAACCGTCAGTCGCATCACCGATATACCCAGATGATGTTCCAGTATCTGAAGTTTGATTAAACCAAACAATGTTAAGACTTGATGTAATAAAATTATTAAAACGTGAGTAATAAAAATTGCGAAGGTTTTTTCTGTCTAGTAATTCAAATACTGTATTGTAAATTGTACCTTCAATGTCGGTCTTGTTAGCATAACTAAATCTTGTTTGTGAAGTATATTCTTCAGTATAGATTACGCCATCGTCCGCAAATAGATTAGTAGAGCTATACTTGCCTGTTGGATCAACTAGATCAAAATATCTACTAATTCCAGAACTTGTTCTATTAACTGCTTTCACTTTAGCAATCTGCTGACTCACGGACAACGGACTAATGTTATAATCTTCGCCGGTGATCATTCTATTTTGTGTATAGTATGTTGCTGGAGCATTTGCTTTAACACTAGCATTTGTTTCTGATATCTCTGCGTTTGATACAGACGTTGCTAGGTTCAATGTAACTGTTAGGGTTTCTTGCTGATTCTGATTTGAAGTATACGGAATGTTAATAGCAACGCTACGGATATCAGGAGAGTTAATAGTATATGCTAGACCGTTACTAATTCTGTAGTAAGTTCTAAATGTTCCTAATGGCAGGTTACCAAATGTACCATCACTAAATGTAAGACTAATTGCGTCTCCTGCTTTAGTAACTACACCAAAGATGTTTCTAATTTTCTTATTAAGACTATTATAAATTATGTTATTGCCTTCAAAACTTGGAACTTTTGTCCAAGTATCGGCTTCTAATCCGTTTGAATCTAACTTATATAACCATACGTCAGAGTCGTTAATGTTTGTAGAATCAATGTCAACTGACTCAGTAGTACTAGGTTGACTGATTGTAAATGTTCCTTGATTCAAAGTACCTTGGGTAAAGTTTAAAAAGAAACCTGATCCACGGCTACTCGGGCCACGGCCGTCATCACGGTATACGCAGGCCATCTTATTACCTACCTTAGGTGGTTCTTCATAGATATAAGTTTGTTCAGCAAACGTAGTACTAGTAATTTCAAAATTCATAGTACGGCCGCCAACTGACTTGGTAAATCCGTATACAGGCACATCAGTATTAGATGCGTTGAATCTATATTGTTCTGATGGGATTCCGTAAATTGTTGCTTTATCAGAAGGGCTACCAAACTGTTGAGTCGTTGGTAGGGCACCGTTCATTACTTTAATAAATTGATCGTACCAGTTGTCGTTTGACGAATCATTCCAAGTAATTACTTGACCTGATAAGTTTCTTCCGTTACTATCAATAATATTTTGAGTAGTTTGAACCGAGGTAAACTTTAATAACCCGCTGGCGGCAACGTTTCTTTTAGCATTGTAACTTAGCAAACGTGCTAGACGTAGTACGCTTTCACGGCGCTCTGCTAGTTCTAAGAAGTTTTCACGAGCATTTAAATCAACGCGGAAAGCTATGCTTTGGCCCAAGAACGCAATAAGGTCAATTAGGGCAAGGTATTCGCTAGATTCAATATAATCGTTATAATCTTCAGGGTAATTCTGACGGATATAATCAATCATCGTGCGACGCAGATTCTCAAAGTCGTAACTTTGGAAGTCGGCATTGCGGAAACTCTGATAAACTTTCTTCCAGTCTTCAGCTACTAATAATCTGTTTTGTCTATCCGTTGCACTCATGATTTGTCCTAATAAGTGTATTTATTGATTAAAATTATGTATGTATATTAAGCTGCCAGTAGGCCGTTTGCCTGGTCAAACCGTAGCTGTAGGCTCTGCGAGATGTTATATGGCAGGTAGGTTAAGAAGCATTCTATTTGAATTCCTGACTCATAAGCTGTAACTATTACGTTATCTGCTTTCACTCTAGGATCATAATTTATAATAGTGTTTACGTTTTCTAAGATAAGACCTTTCAAGTCTTCTGTTAGCGGTTCAAACAATAAATCCCAAATAATTGTTCCGAATGTAGGATTCATTAAGCGTTCACCTTGCCTAACATTAAAGTGATTTAAAATATCTTGTTGGATTAATTCTAGGTCGTATAGCCCGTAGTTTTCTGTATTAGCACTAACTGTACTAAATCCCTTGTACATCTTAGGGCTAATATCTTCTGCTCTATTTGCTGCCGGAAGTGAAATTTTTGTGTATAGATTTGAGTTTGAGCTCATTACTCTGCTCCTTTAATTTTAGCAAACGTGTCAGTTGTTGTGCTGTACTTTAACGCAGTACCATGAAGATTTTCATGATCCTTCCAAGGTTCTGCTTGTGGAATGCGAGTTGCCTTAGGAGCAACTGGTCCGTTTAAATCAATAGTTCCGCCTGTTTGATAAATTTTTGCGCCGTTTAAATTAATGTTTTGTGTAGCAGTTAAGTTAATATTTTTATCTGCTGTAACATTAAAATTTCCTTTGGTGTGCATGCTAATATCGTCAGCGGCGTAGATATCAATTTTTCCGTTGCTAGTTAATTCAATCCAAGCAGTACCTCTAGCATTAGCAATGTAAATTAAATCTTCACTGTTATGAAGTAAAATTTGATGGCCGGTTCTTGTACGAATTCTAACTAGTTCATTGTGTGGTACGTCATACAGTCCGCCTGCTTCGCCTTGCTCCTTTGAAACATATATTGGAGGACCGTCCTTGGCTTTTGTTTTACGTAAGTACTTGTCGTCGCCGTCATCCATAACAAAAGTTGCGCCGCCTAATCTACTTACAGGAACAACTTGTGAATTCTCTTTCGTCCCAACTGGGCCTTCTTTTGCTCCTGGACCTTTATCAACTGGTCCTGGGGTTGAAATTCCAAATACTGAACTAGGAACTTCACGTTTAGCACTACTCGTAGTAATGCCGCGCACATCGTCTTTTAGTAGTCCTTGAATTTCTAAAACTTTGGCAAACGGGTGCTTTGGCTTTTTAACCTTTGTAGTGTCTACGCACACTTGCTCATACACTTTTGTATTGTATTCAGCTACCGGTAATCGTCCGCCGCCTTCTACAACTGCTTCCGTTGCCGCGATACCGGGTATCATAAAATTCATGCCGTCGTTAAGCGCACATCCCATCCAGTAAGCATTTTTTGGATTACCGTCAATAAAGAATACAAGAACAACAGTACCGGGGTCAGGAGGAACAAACCACATGCCGTATGACTTTTGTGTGTTGTTGTAATCGTTCTCATTGCCTACGTTACCAACGCCAGTACTTCCGTAAAACGGAGTTAACATTTTGACTGGGATAACTTGGCCGTCAACAGGAGCGTTACCACCCGGCTTAAGCAACTGAACTTGGAGGCCGCCCATATATTCTTGGTCAAGAACACTTATCACTTTTGCTAGGAAGGGGCCGGGACGCGGTGGCGCTTGGTCGTTTTGCGATACACTTGAGTCTACTGAATCTGTCATATTATGGCTTCCCAGTGTCTGGCGTTGTATTAGATGTTGTAAATGTTTTTGCCGCTGTACCAGC